GGACGCATAGATGTAGAGACGCACAGGCGATCCCATCTCAAAGTCGCGGACGCGCGCTTCCACATTGTTGGCGACGCCTACCTTGATCAGGTCCGCAGGCTTTGCGCCGACGAAATAGACGCGGCGGGATGGGGTGAACTCGGCGCGTGAGCCATCCGCATACGGCAACGCCGTCAGGGCGTCTTCTAGGTCATCCGCCAGCCAATAGGCTTTGTCGTCCTCCAGCAACCTGGGTCGAGGCATCGACCGATGCTGGACGACTTTGGTGAACTCGTCAGGCATCAGCCCAACGAACTCCGCAGCTTCGCGTCGATTGAGGGCGAAGGCTGTCACTTCACCCCTCCCGCAAGCTCGTGTCCGAACCTGTCTTCAAGGTCTTTCAGCTGCCTGCATTGCTCCCGTGTTTCAAACATGCGGTGGAGTTCTTCTTCGCAGTTGAGCTGGGAAGCGGTTGCGACTTGCGGCGCGGCTTTCGATTCCGCGTACATTGCGAGGCCGACAAACCCGCCGAAGCCGAGCAGCGCGCAGGCGAGCATGGCATACGCCAAGCGTGGGCGTTTCATCATGAACGCAATCGGCATAGTACCAAAGCCGATCACGATGAGGAAGAATACAACTGCGACGACGATGTTGAGGCTCATTGTCCCAGCTTCCTTTTCGGCCACTGATGCTTCACGCCGTCAGGGCGCTTCTGGAATCCGCGTGATGTGATCTTCTGGCGCGGGCCGGTGCAGGTCTCCTTGCGCAAACGCTTTCCCTTCGCGATGCGCGCCTTGTCCTCTGCATCCTTCGGCTTCGTGCAGTCGAGGCACCAGAGAGCGCGGTTCGTCAGTTCATTGCCGCCGCCAAGGTTTAGCGCGTGCAGATGTTCGTCGCGAACCTTGCCCTGCTCAAGGCGTGATCCGCATACGGCGCACTTGCCCTCCTGCTTCAGGAACAGCGTGGCGAACTCCCACTTGCTCAACGGGCGGCGCTCCTGCACTTCCAGGTATTCCGGCTGGCGGTCTTTCGCGAATGGCAGGCTGTCAGGCATCGGCCTTCTCCGGCTCATAGAACTTGACGCCGTGCTGCGCGCCGAACGCTTCGATCAGATCCATCAGCTCGGTCATCTCTGCGACCGACAGCTTGGACGACGAACGCCCTAGCGGCACAAAGCCATTGCCGCCGATGTTCGGCACAAGCCGCATCTCCTGGTTCAGCCCTGACATCATCACCTGTTTCCAGTCTTCGGGGCTCAGCCGTTGACCGTGCCAAAGCAGTTGCTCCGACAGGTCCGTGAGTTGAGCCCACATCCGATCGTTCTGTGGCAGTGTGCGCTTCGGGCCTTGGAACGTGACGCGGGTTTCCTTCGGCGCGCGGCGTATCCAGTCGATAGCCTTCGCCCGCGTGTCGTCGTTCCAGAGGACCAGAAGCGCGCGGCCCATCAGCCCTGCGCTCTCAAAGTGTCCAGAGAAGGAACGGGCGCCATCTCATCCCATCGCCGCGAGACCTCGTTGCGGTAGAACAGCTTGGTGAGGTGCGGCTTCTGCTGCTTGAGTTCAGCCTTGCTGCTCCACCACGCCTTGAGCGCTCCACGGTTCGTGAAGGTGTCGGCCTCCTTCAGAAGCTCGTCCCATATCGGGTCTTGGGTGTGGTCAACCTCATCCAATCCAGCGTCCTGCCGATAGTCTTTGACGGCCTGACCCGTTGGCGACACATTGGCGGAATAAGGGGGCGGCTCCGAACGCTCTTCATGCTGTCCAGCATCGTTCGGAGCCGCCAGTTGACCGCGCTCGGTGGGGGGAGAGGGTGCCGGCGCGGGTTCGAAATCGATCACTTCTTCTGCGGCGTACATGCCACCAAGGGCGCCGGGATAAGCCGTGCGGACGCCTTCGGAGATCACACGGGCGCGAAGCATCTGGCGCGGAAACTTCTTCCACATATCCTTGCCGCCAAGGCCAGCCGTGCGGGCGCGCTGCATGTTCCAGTCGATCTCTACGGGCTCACATTGTGAGTGTGAGAAGATCGCCGCAACGCGCGTGTCGGAAAGCTCGGTCCACTTGACCTTGCCGCCCGCCTGCTGAAACCTCGCCAGCATGGCTTCCGCCTTCAGCGATGGTTTTCCCTGAATGACGCTGTAGTCCTGCATAGCAGAGGCGACATGGCGTCCCTCGGCTTCAGCCATGAGCATCAGGGCGACGACTTGCTCGACGCTGCTGACGCCGAACAGCCTGGACTTTGCGATGGCCTCGGCCATGCGCTGAATTTCATCGAACGAGCGGCGCGCGGGCGCTGCGGGTTCAAAGCGGACCAAATCACCAGCCATCACCTTCTCCTCTTCAAAACATCAAGCGCTGCGCCAAGCAGCATCACAAAAGCGGCGAGGGCCACGAGAGGCAGTCCTTGCCACAGCGCCTCAAGCATCCGGCCTGCTTCTTCAGGGCTCATCGGCGGGCTCCGTGAGCGCGGCGCGGCGAGCGTCGTAGCCCTCGGCTTTGTCGTCGTCGGTCGCCTCGCGGAAGCGCATCCACACGTCGCGTCCGCTGTCTTCAGCGCAGAGGCCGCAGTTGCTGGCGAGCTTTGGCGGGATGGCGTTCGTGATGACGCTGAACTGACATTCAGGGCATTCGCCGTAGTAGAATTGCGCGCTCATTCGTGCGATCCTTTCATGTTGTTGACGGCGTGACGCAGGGCAGTCATTCGCGCTTCCCAGCGCCCGCGCTGATCGGCCAAGGAAGTGCCCGGGTCGTCGTCATCGAGGATGCCTTGCGCGGCCTCCTCCAACACGCGCACCCTCTCCCTCAGCCCCTCCGTGTCTGGTAGGGATGCGAGGTAGGCGGTGACGGCGGCGCGGGCGTCTCTCCGGTAATAGTCCTTGCTGGTGCTGGCCTCCCAAGACACCCCTTGTTGATTACCCCACGCGATGCCCCAAAAGGCTTTCGCCGCAGCCTCCAATGCTGTCTCATCCACCTTCACGTCAGCCATTGGTTTGACCCTCCAGCGCGGCGGTGAATGAGGCGAGGGCGCGGAACGTCTCTCCGTATGCTTGGCGACTGGCGGTCGATATGTTCGACTGGTCGAGATACAGCGCCGCGCTAAGCTTGCTTGCAGCCTCGATACACGCCAGCGCAGGACCCATCGCGTTCTTTGCTGCGGCGATGAAGGCGGCGTTGGCGGCAACCGCAGCGGGCTCGTGCCACTTCCCATCCATGAAGGTATTCGACCGGCATTCCACCTCTTCGCCGGGCGAACACAGCCAACTCTTGAACGTATTGACCACGGGCCAATAATGCTCGGCGTCTGCGGAGTTGCGCGCGTAGATTGTCCCCCAATCTGGATGCGGATGTCCGAGCTGGATGGCTCGCTCCGCGCGCACCCACTCTCCCGGCGTCGCCGCCTCCAGCAGCGCCCGCAGTCTTGCTATTGCTTGGGTGGGGGTGGTCATTGGCTTTGCTCCGGGGTGCGCGAACCGGGCAGGCGCGGCCTGTACGGGATCGGCTCAAGCGCGATGATTTCGGCGGCGATCAGATACGGGTGCAGCCACTCTTCGTATTTGTCGTCATCGTCCTCGAACTGGCAGGTATCGCCGCCAGCGTTCGTCATGACGATGCCGGTTTCGGCGGTGCCCTCGGCATAGAGTTCGCAGGCGTATCGGATGACGTCGCAACCAGCCGTGTTGCCCTTGACGATCTGCTCGACGGTGAGCCGATAGTCCCAGCACCCGAACGTGAGGCGCACAGTCTTGTTGCAGGTGTTGCCCGAGTAGTTCACATTGGGATCGAAACTCAGCACGCTCATTTCATCGTCCCTTCCTCAATCCCACGCACCTGGATTTCCCGCCGCTCATCAGCGCACGCGATCCGCACCTTTTGCGCGAACTGTTCCAGCTCACTGATGGCCCGAAGCTCTGCGCGCACCTTTGCGGCTAGCGCTTCTCCACGGGGAGGATTGCGGCCCATGAGAGCGGCGCGGTGGGCGCAGAAGTCGAACAGCTTGCCCATCACTTCGGCTCCCCTGCTAAGCCGCAGTAGCCGCGACGGGTTGGCGAGCTATACTCAGCAGCAGAGCCGCCTTGCTCGTTCAGGGTAGCAGGATCGGACCAGCGCCACGACATGCAGCGAGAAGCGATGCAAACATGGTCGCGCAGATCAACCGTCTGGCCGGGATTGAACCCGCCTCTCGGGTTTGTGTGAGACGCAATGACGTGCGGACACCACTTCGTCTTCGCTTCTTCTTCAGTGAGGGCCATCACGCCACCCCTTCTTCAAACAGCATCCGATCAACCCGCGCCTGTGAGTTCTCGCGCAGGCCCGCGTTGCGTAGGCGATCAACCTCGGCGTACACTTCGTCCCAGCCGCTCCAGCGGTTAACTTCGCGCTGGCGCTTTGCGGCTCCGAGCTTCAGTTCGTAATCCAGGCGCGTCTCACGCCGGTACGGGTCGAACGTCTCGACGGCCTCGCAGGTGCAGTTTGCCTTCGCCTCTTCTGCGCGCTCGATGTATGCTCCCATGGCTTCGATGTGAGCGACACGCATAGGGGCGATGGCGTCGTAAGGCTTGCCCGTGTAGCGCTCAAGAATGTGAGCGATGCTGGCGCGGAGATCGTTGGCGATTGAGGTGGTCACTTGTCGTCGTCCTTCGTGGAGGTGAACATTCCGATGATGGCGCCGCCCGCAAAGAAGGTGGCGAAGACCGCGCCAGACCACAGGCCCGCAGACGTGACGGCTTGCTGGAAGCCAAAGCCCGCAACCATGTGCCAAAGCGTGATGGCGGTCGGCAGGGCGATCACCGCCCACAGCAAGTAGAAGCGGAAGCCTGGCTCTTTCTTCTTGTCGCTCATTGTCCTTGTTCCTCTGAGAGAGCGCGGTCGATTGCAGCGTCACGCAGATCATCCGCATCCGGCCCGTAATCAGCGTCGGGGTTCTCCATGATGTCGGTGATCCAGGCGTCTTCTTCGTGGTCCGACATGGCGTCAGGCTCGCCATTCGCCAGCTTCACGCTGATGACTTCGACCTCGCCGCCGTAGGCTTGGTAACAGCGCTCTGGCGGGCCAGACGTTTGCGCGGCGAAGTAGGGCGATTGCGTGTAGGTCACGATCACGCAGTCTTCGTTCTCGCGGTAGAACTTGCGGGTGCGGATACGGTCGCTCATGCTTTCACCTTGCGGTTGGCGCGGGCCTTGTTCACAGTGGCGATGAGGGTCCGAGCGGCGAGACGTGACGGCGCCAACGCGTCCATCAGATCGTTCGCCCAATCCTCTGCTTCTTGCTCGCTGACGAACTTCTTCGACGGCAGGAAGTCATCGAGGCGGTCCATTTCGGAGTAGACCTGATCGCAGAAGCGCAGCAGTTGCGATTCCAGCATGTAGGCGCGGTCGTCAGCCTGATCGCTCTCAGAGGCGCGGCCGAATATCGGATGTTCGGGGATCACGCCGCCACCCGCGCTTCAGCTTCGATTTCCGAGAGCGCTTCGAGCCGGTTCAGCGTCCACATGTGGCGCTGCTTGACGGAGGCCAGAGCGCCGTAGAACTCTGTCCGCGCAACCGCTGCGAACAGATCACGGTGAGGCTCTGAAACCTTGAGCCCAAGCGCATCGAGGATGCCATCCATCGACCCCTCGAAAACCTCGCACATGGCTTCCCATGACATGCCAATACCGGCGTCGTGGGCGTAGCTGGACAGCGCCTCAAGAGAGGCGAGCTGCTTGGCGGCGAAGGTCTGGGCCAGTTGTTCCAGTTGCGTGGTCATGTCAGGCTCCGGATTGAGTGGTGTCAGGCGACAAACGAGGCGGCGTAATCGCCAGTGAAGCGCTCGGTGCGGGTGAGGGGAGCGGGCTGAAGGCTCTCGATTGCGCGGTACACGGCGCGGCCCGGACGCTGATCGCGTTCAGCGCGGCGGTTCCACTTCCAGCGGAGCGCCACGGCTTCGTGGCCCTGTCCGTGATTGAGCAGCCACGAGTTGCGGCCATCGTGGGTCGCCGGAAGCTGGAGGATCAGACCCTCCGCCCATTTCTGTCCGTCGCTCGCCATCTCTCGTCCCTCCATGAAGCCGTGTGGGGCTGTCTATGGGAGGAGTTATAACCGGTGCTTTTTTATACCGCAAGGGGGTTGGTAGAAAAAAGTACCGAATGTATGGTGGGTCAAAATTAGGAATCGACCCGCCATGCACCACGTCCAAGACAAACCCGAGCGTCAGGCGCTCATGCTCCACTTGCGGAAACTGTGTGCCACCGCTGGCATTCCGCCGACGAAAACGATTGCGGGGCTGGTGGCGTACCTGGCCGGCCGGCCGATGACCCACGGGCAGGCGCTGGACTGGTTGGCGGCAGACATGGCGGCTAATCCGCCAGTGCTGCGTCGTGAGGCGAGAAAGCCCGAGCCTGCCCCTGTCGCGGCCCCCAATGGCCGGAGAGGGCGCAAGGCCAAGCGCAAGGCCGCAGAGAAGGCGGCGCAGGCGGAACGAAGCAGGGAGGGCCACAGGCGCAAGCTGGCGCGGGATGCGGCGTTCATTGCGCAGGCGGAAAAGCGGATGCTCAAGCATCGCGGAGAAAAGCCAGCGCCGCCAAAGAAAACCGGCAAGCAGAGGCGTTGGACGTTCTACAAGTCGGCCGCGTGGCTAGCGCTGCGCGCGAAGGTGTATGAGAAATACCACGGTAAATGCTGCCTTTGCGGGCGTTCTCACCGTGATGACGGCGTGAAGATCCACGCGGACCATATCAAGCCGCGATCCACGCACCCGCTGCTAGAGCTGGTAGAGGATAACATTCAACTGCTGTGTGAGGACTGCAATCTCGGCAAGAGCAATCGGTACGAAACCGATTGGCGCCCTAAGCCTTCTTGTCCTTCGCCTGCTGAGCCAAATAGCGGGCATAGTTCGTCAGCTGCGCGCGCCTCTCCGCATCGAGGCGAGGCATCAGGCTGATTGCCTCGGCAACATCTGCGCTCTCTGGCTGGTCCGCGTCGCCGGTTCCGTGAACCAGCCATTCCGTATTCGTCTTGAGCGCGCGCGCCAGTTTTTGCAGCGTGTCAATTCGTGGGTTCTGGGTTTTCCCCGAAAGGATCGCCTGCACCAGATGGGTATTCGGCCCTACTTCGAGAGACACGGCGCGGGCCGAAGTCTTCAGCGCTTCGATGCGGGCTTGGATTCTGGCGGCGATGCTCATTGGTATAAAATCGCACCACCCCACAAAATGCCCTAGGTAGAAAAAAGCACTTGCGGCGGCGGTGCATTTATGTACCATACCCGCATGAGAAAGCCGCGCCCCAAGAAAACAACGCCCTCCAAGGTCGCGAAGAAGACGCCGCCCAGGCTTCCGCTTCCGCCGGAAATCGCGGTGTTTGTCGCCCGTGCGGACGCCGTTCGCAAGCGCGCAAACATTTCCCGAGCGACCCTCTCCAAGAAACTGTTCGAAAACCGGGCTGGCGTGATCGACAACCTCGCAGACGGTTACGGCTGCAACATCACCAATTGGATCGAAGCGCAGCAAAAGCTAGCCGCCCTTGAGGCGGAGCTTCAGGCGGTGTCCGCGTGACGCCTGAAATCATCAATAGCGACAACGTTTTCGCGGGCCAGGTCTTCGGAAATCTGGACCTCGATCTCCTTAGCCTTGGCGAGCCAAGCGAGGAACGTCTGGTAGGTCGCGACGAACCGGATTTCGAAGACGACGGACCCGTCCGCCTGCGGCGCCGCCATCATGGTGCGGACGGTTTTGGACGTGGTGTCCAAGATATACCCACCGCCAAGTTCAACGTGTTCGGCCAATTCCACCCCCTAAATATCCAGACGGATTTAAATCCTGTTCTGGGAATGTTCTCCTATCACCAGCCCGAGTCAAGCGCCGTCAAGTTCCATTTCGTCGCACTTTGTACGGTAGCAGCTAGAACTAGACCCGCGTGCAAATCAATTGCGCGCCGCAACAATTCGCACAACAACATCAATTGCTTAGTGTGCGAAACAGGCGCCGACTATCGTTCACCCGCGCGAGAGTTTCGCGGAATCCCCCATTCGCGCTTCGGCGCAACAGAACGTGCCGCCGCATCTGTAACCAACGGACATGCGATGCGCGGCGACCTCGCTGGGGTCATGTCCGGAGGCAGTCAGCCGCTACCCTCAGAGCTGAACGCGAACGCCGTAAGGTCTAGGCGTGACTGCGGGGAGAGACCCGCATCCAATTCTGCTGGGCTAGCTCACGGAGAGCACCCGATTGTTAATCGGAAGGCGGGCGTCTTAAGCGCATCGGGTTCAACTCCCCCGTCCAGCATCACCCATTCCGCACGCTCTAAGTCCCCCACCGTGAGCGCGCGTGACCCTGCCGTCCCGTCCACACCCTACCCCCCAGAGGCCGGGACGGCAGGAAGGGGAGGCGCGAATGGGTGAGCGCACGATGATCGGAAGCTCGACCTTCCTTGCCGCTCTCATGATCGCAGCCGCTGGCGCGCGCATGTCCGCAGAGCGCTCCGTCGAAGCTCGGGCAGAGCCGACTACCGACATGGCGCCGACTGAGCCGCCGCCTCCCGCCAATCGCCAGCAACGCCGACACGCGGAACGCATGGCCGCGAAAGCCGCCCGCCGAAAAACGACCGCCTAAACGAACGGCTCCCCGCGCTAACGGAGAGCCGCCGAGAAATGCCAGCACAACCACGGAAGTTGAGGTTCCGATGTCGAACGCCGACCCCGCTAATCTAGCCCCCCAAAGCGACAAGTCCAATACGGTAGCGCACACTCTGGATGAGAGCGCGCTTGAAGTTGCAGAAGTTGCGTTCCAGCAGGCCCGCGCTCACGAAACTGGCGAAACGATCCTCCACATAGGGGGAACGAACCAGCGCGCACTCCGCGCCGCTATCTCATCCTACATCGCAGCCGCCGCCCGCTCCGCAATCAATCGCGCTGGGAGTGGACAGTGACCGCCCTCTCAGCCCCCGACACAAGCGACCTCCCGCTTTTCCAATTCGGAGGCCGTACCTACGAAGCCAAGCTAGACGCCCAACGCCTCGGAGCCCAGCTCACCCGCGTGCTTCAGGCCATGTCCGATGGACGCTGGCGGACCCTCTCCGAAATCCAGGCCCGCATCCTCGCCACAACCAACAAGCGCGATCCCGAGGCCAGCCTTTCCGCCCGTCTCCGTGACATTCGAAAGCTCTACGGAGAGCCCGCCATGGAATCCCGCCGCCGCCATGAAGACGGCGTGGACGGGATCTGGGAGTACCGGTCGAACGTGGTGCTGGGCCAAGAGGTGGCCGCATGAGCGTGGCCCGCCGCAAAATCCAGATCGCCAAGCCGCTGTTCCGGGCAATCTCCGGCCGCGCCAACCAAGATCCCGGTGGCCTGCTGCCGGATGCACACGAACAGCGCCCACCGGAAACTGAACGCCGCGCCCTCGACTTGTACCAGACTGGCGAGCCCGAGGCCATTCGCGGCCTGCTGGCGCTCGACGGAAAGCGTATCCATGAGCTGGGCAAAGTCTGGGAGCCCGCCGCAGGATACGGCCACCTGTCGCGCGAGATCGAGGCTGTTGGCCTCCCGTGCGCCGTCTCCGATATCGCAGACCACGGCTGCCCCGGCGTCGCGGTTCAGAGCTACTACGACTACACCGAAGCGCTGGCGCCGGCCATCATCACGAATCCGCCCTATGCGGAAATCAACGCGCGTGACGGACATGGCCGCTGGCTGCGCCACACGCTGAACATGCCGGGCTGGCGCTACGCCGCATTCCTCCTGTCCTGGGACTGGCCCGCCGCTCGGGCGAACGGACTCGGCGCGCTGCTCGACGCGAACCCGTTTTCCTACTGCTACCTGATGCGCTGGAAGCTGGACTTTACGGGCGAGGGAAGCCCGCCGCAGCGCAACGCTTGGTTCATCTGGGATCGCGACTGGACCGGCAAAGAGCCTGCCTTCCGCTTCATGAACCGCGACAACGACTCGCGACAGTCGGAGATGTTCGCATGAGCGAGATCCTTGATCGCGCCGACGAACTCCGCGCCATCGCCGCCAAGTGCGACACGCTGCAGGACTTCTGGAAGGCCACTGGCTGGAAGGACATTCAAAGCTGCCACACGGCCAATGAGGTGCTGGGGCTCAATCTCCCCGTCATCCGCAAGACCAACCGTGGCGAGCCACGCAGGGCCGCGCAGGCATGCCCCAAGCCCACAGGCAAGGGATCGAAGCCTGCGAAGGGGGATGCAGCGTGAGTAACCTTCCATACTTCCCGCTTTGGGTTTCCGACTACGAAGCCAAGACGGCCCATCTGTCGTTTGAGGAAGATGGCGCCTATGGCCGCCTCCTGCGCCTTGCTTGGACGTGCCCAGGTGGAACGCTCCCGCATGACGACGCTTGGCTGATGCGGCGGCTGCGCGCGACCGAAGAGATGTTTGATCGTGTGGTCCGCCCCGTCCTCAAGGAGTTCTTCAAGGTTCGCCGTGGCCGGTATGTGAACGACAGACTTAAGGAGGAGTTCGACAAGGCTTCGGAGAAAACTGCGCGCCGCAAGTCAGCCGGTAAAATGGGTGGCGAAGCTAAGGCGCGGAAAGAAAAGGAATTGGTCGCTAGCAATGCTAAGCGTTTGTCACAGCAAACGCACAGCAAGTTAGAACCAAAACCAGAATCAAAACCAGTTGATGATCTGACACCCGCGCCAGCGTTCGATTTTTCAGACGTTGACGGAAACGACCTAGACCAACTCGAAGCAGCCTGCCGCAAGTGGGCCAACGGCGCTCTGGCGCCAACGGCGGGACCGATGGTCCTTGCCCCCATCGTCCGCCTTCTGAAGCCGCACAGCGGCCCCGGCGTCACGATGGATGACGTTCGCACCGGGATCATGCGCGCCGCTGAGAGCCTGCACAGGCGCGGCGAGAAGGTCGGCATCGCCTATTTCGAGAAACCCATCCTGCAAGCGCGCGACCAGCGCCTGCGCCCCAATCCAGAACCGGAGGTCCCCAATGGCCGACACGAGCGTCCCAGCACGGATGGAGGACGTCCAGCCTATCGCGGTCGAGGACCATCTCAGGACCTCATTGGCGAGGCACTCGCTCACTTGGTTGGAGGATCGCCTGATCCCGACATCATCGAGCATACCGGACCGGTCCACGCTCGCGTCGCTGCGAGAGGCGTATGACCTCGCATGCGAACCGGCGGATCGCAAAACGCTCAAGTCCTGGCTGACCCTGTTGTGGGCGGGGACCAAGAAGCAATCGAGCATGGGCGATCTAGTCACGGATCAGGTTCTGACGGTCTACGCCGTCGCGCTCGGCAAGTACCCGGCGGACCTTGTTCACAAGGTGCTGTCCACCTGGACCAGCACGCCAAAGCCCAAGGACGCACACCACTGGTGGCCAGCGCTCGGGGAAATCGAGGACGCAATCCGTGGCCCGGCGGATACGCGGCGCATGATCAGGGACGGGCTCAAGGAGTGGGACATGGATAAGGGCAAGCACGTTCGCCTGTCGCAGCTTTACCGCGAGTTGGCGGTTCTGGAGGGCGGGGACTTCACCTTCCACATTCGTGAACTGATGCACGCGAGCCGAGAGGAACAGCGGGCAGGCATCGCCAAGGAAGCCGCGCGGGTCCGCGCTGAAATCTACCAACTGGAAGGCCCGAACACATTCGCCCGCGCCGCTGGCGACAACTGAAGGAGACCTGACGTGCTGGACGGGATGGGAATGATTGACTGGACTGCTGTGGAGTTCGACTGCGCGCCGCGTCCGGTGGCGCTGAAGGCCAAGCCGTTCGTGTCGTGTGCGCAGATCAAGGCGCGCGTGGCGAAGCGGTACGGGATCACGGTTGCGGATCTGGAAAGCGGGAGCCGCAAGCGCCAGTTTGCGCGGCCCCGGCAAGTGGCGATGGCCCTGGCGCATCGCAGGCTTACCCCGCTTGGGTATTCGCTGAGCATGATCGCGAAGAACTTCGGCGGGCGTCATTACTCTACCGTGCTTTTCGCGTGCAAGAAATACGGGTTCCAGCCTGACCCGGTGATTTCGGAGCGTGGGCGTCAGAACCGCATGGGCGCCCGCAAGCTGGAGCGCGCAGCATGAGGGACAGCGACGCATTTCAAAGCTGCGCGTTCTGCCGGCGTCAAGCGGCGCGGGTGGATGAACTCGAAGAGACGGTGCGCCAGCTTCGCGCCGAACTCAGCGCCATCGGTTACCGCGCTCCGAAAGAGTTCGGGCTCACCACGTCCGAGGAAACCATGCTCGGAATGATGCTGCAACATGATCGCTTCGTGTCGGCAGAGTGCCTGTTCGATGCCATCCCGCACATCAAGGACAAGGACCATTTCGACTCGTTCAAGATTATGGCGGTCCACATCTCCAAGATGCGCCGGAAGCTGTCCTACTATCAGATCGTGATCGAGACGGGGCGGCACAAAGGCTGGCGTCTTCGCCCCGATGCTCGCGAGCGCCTTCGCAACTGGAACGTCCAGCGCGCGGAGGCCGCATGAGCTGGGAACAGATCGGCATCGTAGCGCTAGCCGTCGCAACGCTCGTCCTATGCGGCTGGCTTTTCATCGGCGTGCTCAGGAAGAACGAGGGGAGCGACGAATGACGACGCTCCAAGCAGTCTCGGCCGCTGTGGTCAGCGTGATCATGATGGGAGTCGGCTGCATGATCATGATCATCGGAGTGATGCTCTTTCACCATGTCATGACGTGGCGCCCATGAGCGGCTGGCAACCTATCGAGACGGCCCCGACCAAGGGCTCGCAGCAGCTCATCCTCGGCCACGCAGAACAGCGCTGGATCAGGTTCGGCCGATACTACCCCGAGTTTCGCAAGTGGTACTACAGCGGCACGAACGAGCGGCAGCAATACTCCGAAACGGAGGGCGGCGTTCCAACCCACTGGCAGCCGCTTCCCGAACCCCCCACCCCCTCTGACGGAGCATAAGACCATGCGCGCCGGACGCCCGAGAAAATCCATGGCCCCCCGATTCCCCGGGGGGAAAGTTGACCGCCGCGCAATCTCCAAGGAGGTTGCTGATCGGATGGAGCCTCGCGGCCAGATTGGCCACGACATCATCGAACCAAGCCCGCTCGTAACTGAGCGCCGGATCGCCCTGCTGGGGTCTGCGAGCGCCTTGGGTGAGCTGGAATGCCCGACGACCATACTACGCTCCAAGCTGGACGAGGACCAGCGCATCGCTGCGGAGATGGCGCGCACAGCCTACCAGCGTTATGCTGCGGCTTCCATGCACCCCCGCGTGGTCGCCGGCCAGCTTCAGGACTTCATCCAGGGCTCGGGCGGATCGGGAATGCCCGTCGAAGTCGCAGAGCGCGCCACGGCGGAATACGAGCAGCTTCGCCGCGCCATCCTGCGCGAGGTTCGTTTCCGGTTCCGGTTCAATGCCGGAAACGACGTTCCGGCCAGCGCCATCGCCCGTCAGGCATGGCGGGAAGTCCGCCGCCTGATGCAAGGGGAGATGCCGCGCAACCTCCACGCCCTGAAACTCGGCCTCGACGCCATAGTTGAACACAGGAAGATCGAGCAGCGGGAGGGCATACGGACGAATACCGCGCCTTATCTCGAAAGGGCGGCTTGACCTTCGCTGGAAATCGCCGCAATTTCCGAAATACAGGGTGCGGTGTCGCGCCCGCACGCAAGATATTGATTGGCCGCTCCATAACCGGGGCGGCCTTTCTCATTCAAGGCTGGGGCCATGGAAATCGCCATTTTGCTGGCGCTGCTCTTTGCAGCCCCTTTCGTGGCCTATGTGGCCCGCGCGTTGAGAGGCTAGGGGCGGGGTGGCCTTCACCGTCCCGTTCTTCAAGCCTCACAAAGAGCCCCTCTTCAACGAGGCCGGGGTAAGCCCCGAGGATCAGGCCGCACTCGACGCGGAGAAGCTGTACCTCTGCAAATCGGGCGAGCTGGCCCACATCCTCGATACCTGGGAGAGGCTTGAGGATCGCGAGGAGCAAATCCGCAAGCTGATGGGGCCGAGGCTCCGCAAGCGCTTCGACTCGGGAATTACCGAGTTCGACCTTCACCTTCAGGAAGGCGTCATCAGCCTGATCTTCCGGCATGACGCACGACTAGGGGGAGGCCCTGACAACAACGCCGGCTGGGCGAGGGCGACAATCACGCTGGCCCTGTTCCGCGAAGAGTTCGCGCCGCCGCCGAAAGTCTCGGACTGGACCCCGGAATTGCCGCTGCAACAACCCGTCACAGCCGAGCCGCCAAAGCAAAAACCCGAGTCGAAACAACCCACTCCGGGCAAAGCCACGCTGGCGCGCAAATCCCCAATTCGGACAGGCAAATGATCCGCACGGTCGCAAAACTCCGGGCGCCATGGTGGGGTGGACAGGCGAAAGTCGAGTTCGTCTCCAACTTCCGCCGCATGAAGCCCGAACACCGCATGTCCCTGCTCAACCAGTGCCTCAAGCAGATGCGCGCTGAATACGACCTCGCAGAACAGCACCACAGGATTCAGGTTCGGGACGAAGACGCCCGCAACGCTGAAGCCATTGGACGCCGCGCATGAACCGCCCCCGTCACGCATCCCCATTCCGAATATACGCATTCATGGCAGGCATCATTGCCCTTGCCGTGTTCATCGCGCTCCCGGCGTTCAAATAGCGCCAACCCCTTAAAAGCGCCGGCAGTCCGCCTGAGAGCGACGCGGCGTCACCAATTCAACAAGCGAGGACGTTGTGAGCGCTATTCGCAGTGCATCGGCTAGCTTCACGCGGCCCAGCAACACCACGGCATATGCCGCTGGCGATCTTGTGGCAAACAACACCACCGCTGGCAGCGTAACGCCCATGACGTTCACCTTTCCAAGCGGGCGCCCCCTCTACCTCACGCATTTGAAGCTGCGGAAGACGCAGGACACTCTGACCAGTGCGACCTTCCGTCTGTGGCTGATGACAGCATCACCCACGGTCACGAACGGCGATAACGGCGCGATTGCCGGGACGTTTCTATCTACCCTGATGTGCGAGCCCATCCAGATTGACGCCTTGGCGACCCTGACTGGTGGCGGCGCAATTGGATCTTCGCTGTTCACGCCCGGCCTGATCGCGCTTCCTCCTATTGCCTACGGTCTTCTGGAGGCCACGGCCGCCTATTCGCCCGCCAGCGCTGAAGTCTTCACGGTCGAGCTGATCGGAGAGGGCCTGTGAGGATCAACGGAAAGCCAGCAAGCGATGCTGGCGCGCTGACCGCGCTTGTTGCAGCCGATGGTTCAACTGGTGGGTTCATCAAGGATAGTCAGGCGGGAAACCTCCCTGCCACGGCCACCAACGACAGTGCATCCGCCGGTAATGTTGGCGAATACATCGAGTCCATCATCCTCGCTGCTTCGCGGGTCACGCTCACCAGCGGCACACCAGCCGACATTACCAGCATTTCCCTGACGGCTGGAGACTGGGACGTGTCCGGCCTGATGTGGCAGCAATTCGGAGCGGGCTCGACCTGCTCCTATATGGCCGTCTGGGTATCCGCCACGTCCGCAACGATTCCCACAGCCCCGGCAGGCGGCCTGACTCAGCTGCAGGCGACGATTACGGGAAACAGCGCACTGGCCACTAGCGTCGCCCGCTTCAGCCTCGCCAACACAACTACGATTTACTTCAGCACCATTCAGGGTTTTGCCGTGAACCCCATCGGGGCCTACGGCATTCTCCGCGCCCGCAGGGTTCGCTGATGAACATCATCGTCACCTGCGCGGAGGCATTCTCCCGCTTCATCCGCTGGTGTGAGCGTTGAGCGTTGCCCGCACAGGCGCAGCGCTGCTGGCGTGCCTGCTGATCTCCTGCGGCGGTGGAGGCTCTGTCTCAACCGCGCTCGATCCGCCCGCCCAAGGACAAAGCCCGCCACCAGCCCCGCCGCCCCCAGCGATCAGGGCAGAGACGCTTCCGGTGGCTGGCAACTTCACGCCTGCCTTTGACGCAGAGATTACCCGCCTCTGCGCGACGCCGAACGACCGCATTCTAGACCTGACGGCAGGGCGCTACGAGTTCCAGACCCCGCCGCGTCCCATCCCGTGCGCCGTTGTTCTCCAAGGGCAGGGAATAGGCGCAACCTACATCGTCCGCACATTCTCGGGCGCCAACCTCTTCGAGTGGAGCCGGGGCACGGACCACGGCGGCGGCGGCATCAAGGACGCCTCCATTGCCAGCGCCCAGAATGCTACGGGCGGGGCGGCTATCAAGCTCACGGCCACGCCTGACACCGACGCAAGCGTCAACTATTTCAACCGCCATTCCTTCATTGCCCAGAACCTTCAGATCGGGCGGGAGAGCGGGATCAACTCAAACTGGGAATATGGCATCTGGCTAGACGGCAGCCGCAACCCCGAGAACCAGAACGGCATAGCGCCTGGCATTCGCAGCGTTGCAATCCGCAACGTGACGGTCTCAGGCACGCGCACGGCCTCGGCCCTGCTCGACAAGGCCAAGGGCTCGAACATCGAACTGGACTGCTACATCGCGCTAGATGGGTCCCTGCAGGGCATCATCATCCAGAACATCTCGGAAGGCACGCGGATCGAAAGCCGCAACTGCCTCTATCAGATGGATGACAGCTCTAGCTGGGTCCAGCTCAACGGCACACGCACCGAGGCCAAGGCCGGCAACCCCACGCTTCTGCCGAGCTGACACGCACAAGAGACCTTCACGACCCACAGCGCTCGTGGGTGTTTGAGCGCCTGAACCCCCAGGAAGGATACCTCTATGCCCGCCCGTCGCCAGCATCTAGCCCGCAATAACGAGGTCCTGACCGGGCTCTCGCAGATGACGCCCACCGCCGCCCGCGCTCTTGGAGCCGCCGTCAGCGAGAACGCCAACACCATGTACTGGACGACATACGTCGCCACTGTCACCGTCGCAAACGGCGCCACGACCGGCAAGGAAGCTGCTATCGGGATGCCGACCCACTTTCACCCCGTCGCCATGGCGATTCACTGCACGGTCGCTGCAACAAACGCCTGTTCGCTAACGGACGTTGGCGATGATGCTGACACCGACAGCTATTGCGATGGCATCGTCACCAACGACCTGACTTCCACGGGCTTCAAGGGCATCGTCGGCTGCAACGGCGTCCGTGGCAACGGCGATATCACCGGCGGCGTTCAGGTCGCCACCACCACGGCGGATGAAGTCGAGATTGTCGTCTCAGCCGACCCTGGCGCCACGGGCGTTACGGTTCGCCTGACCTTCTTCGGCATCCAGGCCGCCTAATGGCATACGTCCGCCCCATCATCCGCGTTCGCGAAAACAACCGGTTCATCGACCGTGGTTGCTATTTCGACGCGGAGATGGGGCGGCATGTCCTGCAAGCCACCGACCTTGAAACCCTCAAGGTCACGCTGGACTATACCGACATCCTCGACAGTGCGACGATCACCGTCACCACAAACGCCAACGGGCTCACGGTATCCTCATCCGTGTCGGGCGGGGTCGTGACCCTCACCCTTTCAGCCGTGGCCTCTGCGGGAGACCTTGACGTCACCACCACGTTCTCGGACGGTCGGATCAGACAAGACTTCCTCCGGGTCAAAGACCCGTCAGGCTGGGCGCGTGACGATTACGGCCTGGTCGCGGTGAACACATGAGCGATTTTCTCAAGGAACTCGAAGCCAAAGCCTACGCCCTCGTCTCGGACGAGATCACCCTCGACCTGTTCAAAGCATGGTATGTCGGAGCCGCCGCCAAGCGCTCGCAGCCCCAACCCGAGCCCACAAAGCGCAAGGACGGCGAGTTCTCAGACTATTACCAATCCCCCTATGAGCCGATGGACGATGATATGCGAGCCCATCATCGCAAGCTCATGGGCGAAGGTGACCAGTGACCCGCCGCGTCTTCGTCACCCTCACCGATGAACAAGCCGAACAGCTTTCATGGCTGGCCGATCACTACGACTGCGACGTAACCGAACTCACCCACGAACTCCTCATAGACAGCATCCAGTTCTGCCAAGCCCAAATAGAGGCTGAAGCCTGCGAGCAGATCAGAATGCTCATGGACGCGCCGGCGATGGGAAGGGCCTAGCAGGAGCAATCTTGCTCAATACGCGCTCCAACGCCGCGCAGACGATTCATCCATTCCAATAATCAGCGTTCAGGTATCGCCCAAGCGCGGGCTGAGACCTGGAGACGAGCAAGATTGTTGCATACGAGTGAGAAAACGCCGTGCCAGCACCCGAAGGAAACCAGTTCTGGAAGGCCCGCAGTTCACACGGCCGCAAGCCGATCTTCGCCAACCCCGAGGAACTGCAGGAAGCCTGTCTGGAGTACATCGACTGGGTTGAGGCAAACCCGCTCTACAGCACGGAGCTGACGACTTACCAAGGAGCCAGCAAGCTTGAGCAGGTTCCCAAGATGCGCCCGATGACAATCAGCGGGCTCTGCATCTTCCTCGATATAGATCAAACGACATGGCGCGAGTACGCCCGCAAAGATGGTTTTTCCAGCGTCACAACGCGCGTGGAAGAGATTATCCGCACCCAGAAGTTCGAAGGTGCGGCCTCAGGCTTCCTGAACCCCAACATCATCGCCCGCGATCTGGGCCTAGCAGAGAAGATCGATGCCGAGCATTCGGGCAAAGGCGGCGGCCCTATCGCAACCACGTCAATCGACGCCAAGAAGCTCAGCAAAGCCCAAGTCGAAGCGCTCGCAACAATCCGTCTACCAACCGACAGTCGCTGACGTTCTCGCGGCCAGACAGCATCTGGCCCGTGAAGACGTCAAATGGTTCGCCCGGATGGTCGATATCCCGACTGTCCCGGTTTCGGCTGATGTGGAGGAAGACCGGTTCGAAACGCTGGCCATCGACGCGCTCGCGCTTCATCACGATATCCTGCTGGACAAGCTGCAGGCTCTGGCTGACGGATCAATCAGGAACCTCATGGTCCTGATGCCGCCGGGCTCGGCCAAGTCCACGTATGTCGATGTGGTCTTTGTCCCGTGGTTCATGGCGCGCGAGACCCGCCGCAACGTGATCCTGACGAGCTACGGCTCGGACCTTGCGAGGAAGCAGGGCAGGCGAGCCAGACAACTTGTGCGGTCCAAGAGCTTCGGGAACCTGTTTCCTGGCGTCACTGTCTCGCAGGATTCGAGCGCGGCCGATGAGTGGAGCCTGACGAATGGCTCTGAATACATGGCAGGCGGCATCCTGTCGGGTGTGACCGGCAACCGCGCTGACCTGCTTGTGGTGGACGATCCAGTCAAGGGCCGCGAGGAAGCAGAAAGCGAGACGATCCGCAAGAAGACGCGGGACGCCTACATTGACGACCTGCAGACCCGCCTCAAGCCGGGCGGGCGGACAATCATCATCCAGACCCGCTGGCACGCTGACGACTTGGCCGGCGGCATCCTGCCCGAGAACTGGTCAGGCGAAAGCGGCATGATCCGCTGCAGGGACGGTCAGGACTGGTATGTCCTGGCTATCCCCGCGAAAGCCACGAAGCACGGCGATCCGCTTGGGCGGAAGATTGGCGAATACCTCTGGCCGGAATGGTTCGGGCCTGATCACTGGGCGAAGTTCGAAGCCAACGCGCGCACATGGTCGAGCCTGTTCCAGCAGGTTCCGTCACCTGAAGAAGGCACCTTCTTCCAGCGCGGCTGGTTCAAGCGGCATTCACGGCGCCCCGAGGTCTACAACGTCTACATCACCAGCGATTACGCGGTGACGGAAGGCGGGGGCGACTACACGGAACATGCGGTCTGGGGCCTGGACCCTGATGACCGGCTGTTCGCACTGGACTGGTGGCACGGCCAGACGAGTTCGGACATCTGGATTGAGCGCCTGCTTGATCTGGTGGACCGCTGGAAGCCGCTCTGTGTGTTCGGTGAAAAGGGCGTGATCGAGAAGGCCATCCGGCCGCAGCTTGAACGCCGCATGATGGAACGCAAGGTTTATTCGCGGATGGAATGGCTGCCCTCGATTGCCGACAAGGCGACGCGGGCGCGCTCGTTCCAGTCCCGCGCGGCGATGGGGCTTGTGTCCCTGCCTGAGACTGAAGACGGAGAGCGCGTATTGTCGCAACTGCTGACCTTCCCGGCTGGCAAGCATGATGACGCCGTTGACGTGTGTTCCCTCATGGGCGCCGCGATTGATCAGGCGCATTCGGCTATCGCCAAGCCTGACACAGCACGCTCGCGCGGCAACTCCGGCTATGCGCCGGCCAATTCTGGCGGGGGCGCTTCGTGGAGGATCTGAAGCCCGCACAAGCGGAAGCCCAGCCCGAAGAGTTCAAGGGCAAAGGCATCGAAGCCTACAAGCGCATGTTCTCGCGGGCCGAGGAAGCCTGCACGGAAGCGCGCAAGCTGGCCCACCGCGACCGCGACTGGCACGACAACTTCAACGATGACCAGTGGGACGGCGAAGAGAAGAAGGTTCTCACCCAGCGCCGACAGCCGATTGTCACGTCCAACCGCATCAAGCGGAAAGTCGGGTTCATCTGCGGCATGGAGCAGAGACAGCGGAGCGATCCCAAGGCGTTCCCGAGGAACCCGGAAGACACCGACAGCGCCGATATCGTCACGCAGGTACTGGACTTCATCGAGACAGAAACCCGGTTCGACAACATCGCGAGCCAAGCCTTCCGCGACATGGCCATCGAGGGCATTGAAGCCTGCGAGGTCATCGTCAAGGATGGCGACCAGATCGAGGTCAATCAGCTTCAGTACGACGGGTTCTTCTATGATCCACGGTCGAAGAAGCGGGACTTCTCGGACGCCAGATACCTCGGCTATCAGGACTGGTTCGATGAAGACGACGCCTTCGATATGTTCCGCCAGCGCGCGGAAGACCCGAAGGAGCAGGAAAAGCTCGACCTGGAACTGCGCTCCAAGCTGGAATCCAGCTACGAGGAAGGCGCGCAGGACGAGGGATACGAAGACAAGCCCTATTCGATGTGGGGCGATGAAGACCGCAAGCGCATCCGCATTGCCTGCATGTACTTCAAGGGCGAGCGCGGCGTCTGGTGCTATGTCTACTTCACCGGCGGCGGCATCCTGAAAGAAGGCGTCAGCCCGTATCTGGACGACAAGGGCCAGCCTGACTGCGCCATCATCGCGGCAAGCTGCTATATCACCCGCAAGAACGAGCGCTTCGGCATTGTGCGGGAGATGATCAGCCCGCAGAGCGAGATGAACTACCGCCGCTCCATGGCGCTGTTCCTCATCAAGCAGAAGCGCATGTGGCAGCGCGCCAAGGGCATCCTGCCGGATGATGCAAGCGAGACGGTATCCCGTGCTGACGGCATCCTGACGGCCAATGGCGTGCAGGGTCAGGACTGGGGGTTTATCGACTCCGCACAGGAGATTGCCGAGAACTTCAACCTGCTGCAGGAGGCCAAGGGCGAAATCGACGTCCAGGGGCCGAACGCTGGCTTGCAGGGCAGGGGCACTGAGGATCAATCCGGCCGCGCCATCATTGCCCAGCAGCAAGCGGGCATGGCCGAAGAGAACGACATCTTCGACACGCACAACGACTGGAAGGCGCGGGTCTACCGGGCGAAGTGGTGCAGGGCCAAGCAGTTCTGGACGGAGCCCAAATATATCCGCATCACGGACGAAGAGAACGCGTTCAAGTTCATCCATCTGAACCAGATGCAGCCTGTGGTTGACCCGATGACGGGCCAGCCGCAGATCGACCCCGCGACAGGTCAGCCAGCGATGCAGGCGGTTCCGGGGACCGAACTGGCGCGGATGGACGCGGATATCATCCTGCAGCCCGCGCCCGACTCGATCACGCTCCAGCACGAAGAGTTCACGCAGCTTGCCGACATGGCGAAGTCCGGCGTCCCGATCCCGCCTGATGTGCTGCTCGAAGCCTCGCAGATCAGGGACAAGACCAAGCTCGCCAAGCGCATGAAGGAAGAGATGGGCTCACAGGCCAAGCTTCAGCAGGCAGGCCAGCAGATCGAACAACTGACGCAGATGCTGGAGCAGATGAAGCAGCAGCTTGAGCAGTCCGGCGGGACAGACAAGCAGATGGAAATGGCCAAGCTCCAGATGGAGGCCCAGAAGGAACAGGGCAACGCGCAACTCAAGGCTGCGGAGCTGGAAATCAAGAAGGGCGAGCTGCAGCTGAAGGGTGAGGAAATCAACCTCAAGCGCGGCGAGCTTGGCATCAAGGCGAAGGAATCGGAACTGAAGCAGGCCGATCTGGCATTGCGCCAGATGGAGCTTCAGACCACGACGCAGCTTCAGCGTGATCAGATGGCTCTGTCTCAGCAGCAGGCGGCGGAAACGCGGATGGCGCAGCAGCGACCGCAACCGCAACCAGAAGCCAAGCCCGACCGCACGTCAGACGCTCTGGGCAAGGGCCTCGAAGCGCTGGCCGCTGCAATGACCAAGCCGAAGTCAATCGTTCGCGGCCCTGATGGCCGAGCCATAGGGGTTGAATAATGTCAAAATCAAATACATGGGAGAACGAGCTTCTCCTCCTGGTCTTTAACAACACCGCCGCCGCGCTGATCGGTGACGCATCCGGCTTGCAGCCGTCGGCTACAGCTGGCTCGCTCTATGTCTCGCTGCACACGGGCGATCCGGGCGAGGCTGGCACGCAGACCACGAGCGAGTGCGCTTATGGCAGCTATGCGCGTGTGGCTGTTGCGCGTTCAGGCGCAGGCTGGACGGTGACTGGCAACGCGGTGACAAACGCTGCGCTTGTGCAGTTCCCGCAATGCACGAGCGGTTCCGAGACGGCGACATACTTCGCGATTGGCACGGCATCGTCTGGCGCGGGCAAGGTGCTCTATCGCGGCGCGCTGTCTGCCTCGCTGGCGATTTCGTCGGGTATTCAGCCGCAGTTCGGCGCGGGCGAGATTGACGGCACCGAGGACTGATGACCGCCTTCCGCTCATTCAAGGAGCTGATCGACGCCGAAGAGGCTGGACAGGCCACGGTGTTCGGCTGGCGGAAAGTCCCGACGCAGACGACCGCATCGGGTATCTGGTTCGACCTGTCGATGAGCCCCGGCAATCCGGTTCCGAACTTCTACGCGGCGGCTCCGCTGATCGGGAAGGCGTTGGCGCAATCAACTGACGGCGGGCTGTTCCACGGGGCAGCGCCGGGCGGGACGAACACAAAACACCTTCGCCGCATATTGGCGATGACGGTAACGACCACGGCGGTTCCGCTGCCCTGCATCCTCTGCGATTACCTGCTGTACTATCCGTTCGTTGATATGAGCGTCACGGACCTTCAGGAGATGGTCGTCGGTGACGCGCTGCCTCGCTATTCGACAGGCGCGGGTGTGCGGATCATGGCGGTTGAGGTGGCCTCTCAGATCGGCGGGGTGAGCTTCAACGTCACCTATACCAATTCGGACGGCGTTGCGGGCAGGGTAACGCCCAACGTGACCTGCAACACGCAGACGGTGAACGGGACGATCATCACCACGGCGCCTGCGACGGTTGGATGCGCAGGGCCGTTCCTGCCGCTCCAGGCTGGCGATAGCGGCGTGCGCTCGATTGAAAGCTGCACGTTCATCACGGGCGACGTGGGGCTGATCACGCTGGTGCTTGTGAAGCCGCTGGCCTCGTTCTCGATCTACGACATTACAGCGCCTGTTGAGCGCGACATGATCCTCGACGGCGTTCAGCTACCCCAGATCAAAGACGACGCTTACCTCAATCTGATCTGCTACCCGAGTGGCACACTGGCCAGCGCGCAGATCATGGGCACAATAGAAACGGTCTGGAACTGATGGCTGGGTTTAGCTCCCTCGATTCGCTAGTTAGCAACGTCTCCAACTCGGGGAAGTTCTACCGGGCTGACTGGAACAAGAACCACGCGACGGGTGGAACGGTTGTTGCGGGAACGTGGCAATCGCTTGCGGGCGGGGCGGGCAATCCACCGGCCAACACGGCGTTTGGTTCGGGCGTCACGCTTGTCCAGAAGCCGCTGTATGACATCGGCACGACCCATGGCGGCATTCAGCACGGCGGCAACATCGGCGCAGCGGGCGACGGCTACAAGGTTCTGCTCAACGCCAGCGCATTCACGGCGGCGGCGACGACCGTGCCCTGCGTGCTTCAACTTGTGGACCTGCTCAGCTACGCGACGCTGACCAACGCGACGATTTCATCGGCGGGCACAAAGACGCTGGTGAACACGGAAGCCGTGACGTTCACGTCTTCATCCGGCCTGCTCATGACCACGGTGGCGGATTACGACACCTACACGCCGTGCAGCTTCACTACGGCTGGTGTCCTTCCTACGGGCATTGTGGCGGGCACGATCTACTGGACGATCCGCGTCACGGCCACGACCTCACGCCTTGCAACGTCGCTGGTCAACGCGGTTGCGGGTACGGCCATTGCGTTCACGGATGCGGGCACGCCGGTCAACACATTTACCGCGCGCCTGCCGCGCTACTCGGACGGCGCAGGCGTTCAGGCATATCTGACGGCATCGACCGCAGGAACGGCGGGCACGGGAACGTTCCAGCTCACCTACACGAACAGCGCAGGCACGGCCTCGCGTGTGACCCCAACCTCGCCAGCCCTGCCCACCAACACGGCGGTTGCTCCCTTGCTGACGGTTCCCTACAGCGGCACAGGCTCGGGCAAGTTCGGCCCGTTCATCCCGCTCGCTGCCGGGGACTCTGGCATCCGCACATGCCAGAATATCATCCTCGGCACGGCGGGCGTGACCACGGGCGTTTATAACCTCGTGTTCGCCAAGCCGCTCCTGTCGCTCCCGATCACCACTCTGGGCGTGGCCTCAGAGCGCGATCTGGTGAACCAGCTTCCGTCCATGCCGCGTGTCTATGACGGCGCGTGTCTGGCGTGGATGATCTACGCGGGCTCGGCCATCCCGAACAACTCCAGCTTCTTCGGCCATCTGGACCTCGGCTGGAGCTGACATGCTCTGGGGCAACTACAGCGTCCTCAATAAAGGGCCGGGCCGCTGGCTAGGCGGCACATCGACGGCGCACGCTTCTGGCGTTGGATCAGCGCAGGTCAACACCCGCGCCAACTGGGGCAAGACCGGCGCGAGGCGTAACTTCGCCATCACGGAGTATTCGACCGACGCTTACGAGCTTGCGTCCATGCCGGGAGGTTATGGCGCACGCGGCTGGCTCATGCCGATCACGGCGGGAGGGATATCTGCCCACTCGACGGCCAACGGGCTTGCGGCGTTCTCGGGCTCGATTGCTGAAGGCCGGAACCTCGCAGCCACATTCGCAGGTGTCGCAGCCTTCACCGGCACGGGCCAGCTTGTCGTCTCGGGCTCGGGCTCGTTCGCAGGCGTTGCGGTCTTTGACGGCAACATCATCGCGGCGCTCGCAGCGTCAGGAACATTCGCAGGCGTTGCGGACTTCGCTGGTACGGTACTCGCCAAGGGCAACATAGCGGCCTCGTTCACAGGCGTCGCAAGCTTCGAGGCGATCCGGTACGCGACGGGGTCCATGTCGGGCAGCTTTGCGCCGCCAGTGACGCTGGAAGCTCAGGGCTTCAGTGCCTACCTGCTGGACACGGAGATTGTAGAGACGGGCCTCACACTGAGGCAGGCGCTGCGTCTGGTGACAGCGGCGACGGCAGGCAAGATCAGCGGCGGCGGCACGGCGACCATCACGATCAGGAACGCGGTCGCGGATGGTGTGGATAGGATTGTCGCAAGCGTCACGTCTGATGGGGATCGGACGGCCATAACTTACGACCTCGACTGATGGCTAACTTCTTCTCAGCCGACTACTGGAAGGCGTTCTACTTCAAGGCGATGGGTGGGCAGGAAACTGCCGTTGATCCCAACGCCATGCGGGGCGTGTTCGCGGGCTCATCCTCATGGACGGGCACGCTGGACCTCCCGGCGGGCGCGATATCGGGAAGCTTCTCGGGGCTGAGCGATTTTGTGGGCGCGCTGACCTACACCGGCACTGCCGAGACACAGACACGGCGGCGTGGCGGCAAGGACGATGGCCGCAGCTTGTTCAGGCGGAAACGTCGCGCCTATGTGGAGTTCACAGACAAGCGCCTGGAGGAGATCAGGCGGCGCGAGCGGGAACTCTATGACGACCTGCTGGATGAGCCGCCCGAAGTCGCGGCGGCCGTTCAGGAGGCCCTGCCGCCTCCGCTGCCGATAGCCGAGCGCAAAAGCTTGCCGCCTGCGGTTGAGTATGACCGGGTCATGGCGCTGATGAATGCCAGCCTGAGCGCGCTGAGCGAGAACGCGACACGGCTTGCCAACGAACAGCTTCGCAAGCAGGCCAAGGCCGCCAAGGTTGAACTGCCCTCGAAGGA